CGCGAACGCGATGCTGAGCGAGTTCGCCGCGATGACCGGCATGTCGTTGAACTCGGCGATGGCGTAGCCGAACAGGGTGCTCGGCTGGCCGCCCAGGCCCGGCTCCCACATGTAGCGACCGTAGTTGTCGCGCAGCTTGCGGACCGCCGCGATGGTCGTGCGATGCATCGCGAAGGCGGTGCCCGGCTGGTCGCGGTACTGGGTCTTGAGCGCGTAGATCGCGTCCAGGACCGGGTTCAGCACGGCGCCATCCGAGGCGGCCGACGGGGCGTCGGGGAAGCCCGCGCTCTTGCCGGTCGGGATGTACCCGATCTTGGCGTCCGCGAGGTACGAGTCGTACGAGGCCGAGGCCCCGTTCGCATCGCTGATCGTGGTCTCGGCCAGGAAGCCCTTGGGCTTGCCCACGCCATCGCCGCTGACGAAGGCAGCGTTCTCGGTACGCGCGAACTTGTCGGCGACCTTGTTGGCGAGCCAGGACTCGGGGTCCCACGCGGCATCGTCGAGCAGCTTCTGGGTCGTGGCCGGCTCGGCGTACAGTTCGTGCGTCGGGATCCGCCACATGCCGATCTTGGGGTTGTTGGTCTGCGAGCGCGAGCCGGTCTCCGCGACCCACTGGGCGGTGGCCTGATCGAAGTCGCGCGGGCCTTCCAGGGCATCGGTCGAGATGGTCGTCACGGCCGCGTACTGGCGGATGGGCGAGGTCTCGAAGATGCGCTTGACGATCCGGCCGGTCAGGTCCGCGTGGACCATGAAGCCGCCCTGGGTGTCATCGCTGACGGCCAGAGCCTTCATCTCGGGGTGCTCTTCGATGTAGGCAGCCTTCAGTTCCGGCTTGCTCTCGAACACCTGCGAGACGGCATCGGCCAGGGTCGAGTTCGCGGCGCCCTTCGACATCCAGTCCTTGAAGGCCTTGCGCAGGACCTTCTCGGTGACCGGGGCGTTGTGCTCGCTGCCGCCCTGCTGGGTGCGCTTGAGCGCGGTCTCGATCTTGTCGAGCCGTTCGGTCTTGGCGTCGATGGCGTCGTTCAGCTTCTGGACCTTCTGCTCCAGATCGCTGACCGACTTGCCCTCGGCCTTGGCCTTGAGGAGTTCGGTATGGGACTTCTTGAAGTTCTCGAAGTCGGACTTGATGCCGTCAGCGAGGACCTTGATTTCATCGGACATGGGGGTTTCCTGGTAGGGAAAGGTTGTTGATCACCCGCAGGGCTCTTCGCCACGGAGTATGGCGCGGAGTCGGCGGAGTTCCTTGATGTCCTCGGCCTCGGTATTCTGAGTCTCGGCGTCCCGCGCGAGGCCCTTGTAACCGTCGGAGAGGAACGCCTTGGCCTGAGTGGCCGAGAGGCCTGCGTCCCGCAGGTACTCTTCCAGTTCACGAACGGTCGGAACGACTCCGCCCGCAAACAGAGATTTGATGGAGGTGACCGTGGCGGAGGGGTTCATGCCCCAGCCAACCACGGAGAGTTCGCGCAAGTCGACATCCTGCAGCAGACGCGCGCCTGACTTCTTGTCCAGGGCGGAGGTCTTGGTCTTGTAGCCGATGCTGAGACCCTTCTTGCCAGTCCCCTGGAGGAGATTGAGTGCCTTCTTGGAGCACTCCGTGGACCTGTCGCCCACCCACAGCTGGCCTTCGACGACGAGGCCCTTCGAGTCCTCGGTCATGTCGATCCAGTCGCCGATGGGCTCGGCCGGATCGTGCATCCAGTACATGGAGGGGAGGGAGTTCTCGGCTTTGTGCTCCGTGAGGCTGCGGGTGAAGCAACCCTTCACGCAGATGTCGTTACCCTTGTCGACATTGCCGAAGGTGGAGCCGTACCCACGGAACCGTCCCGTGACACCAGCGTCGAGCTTGAATTCGAGAAAGGGAGCGAGGAGTGTCCTCATGGCCTACGTTGTAACGAAGACTTTCATAGGCGCCCTAACTTCTTGGACGCTACTGAACCTTCTCCTCGAAGACGTAAGAATCTACCTGACCAACCACCACCCGGTTGTGCTTGCGCAACAGCCAGGTATCTGGTATACCGTCGGGGAATGCATGGCAGGTGAACTGACTCTCGTCGTTGGTCGGTTCAACCAGCTTATCCGGGTTGAAGTGCTTGCAGATAAAGCATTGTGCGTCAGGGGTCATCTCTTGCTCCGTAGGGGTTGGCCACCGTAGGCTTGGTAAAGCGCCATCACCTTGGTGGGGTACGTCTTGCCCTCCATCATCCCGCTGAACACTTCAGCAAGGAACTCAGCGGCGTTGGTCGCGGCGTACTGACTGACGTTCTTCTTGATGACAGCCTTGTAGCCCTTCGCGGGGAGTGCAGCCTTCGAGGGATACAGCTGGTGCCCGAACTCGTGAATGACGGTGCTCTTGAGCTCGCTGGTGGACGACCAGCCCTTGGTAGATGTCTTGTGCCCAACCAGCCACTGGTTGGCCTCTGTGTAGATGGAGATGCGTCCGCCATCGTACCGACGCATCACGTGCGAGGCGTTCGGCACGTGGCCCTTCCTGCCGTGGAGGACGATGTCGCGTGGGATGATCCGCACCTCAGCCAACCCACGCACCGGGTACCCACGCTCCGCGAGGTCTTGGAACCCCTTGAGAGTCGCACCTACCGCGTTGCGCCACCCGAAGCTCTCCGTGGGCTGCTGGATGCTGACCGTCTTGACCCCGTAGGACTGGATGTCCGCGATGGCCTCGGCCTTGGTCCCCAGGTACTTGTAGTCTCCCTCTATACGCGCAGCCCATGCAGGCTCGGCCGCAGGCAGGGCGGTCGGCGTGGGGGTCGGCAGGGTCGGCTCAGCTACAGGCGGCTCAGGAGCAGGTTCAGCAACAGGCTCCGGAGTTGCGGGAGTCGGTTCGGGGGTTGGCTCGCGCGCGGCTTCCGGCTCATAGACAACCGTGCAGCGACAGTTGATGACTTCTTCCGCCGGGCCATGGGGATCTCCTGGATAGGAAAGCTCTGCCTCACCTACCACGAACATACCTTCGAGCTTCACGCTCTGGCCGTTCGCAGCCGCGTGCGTCTCGCGCGTGCGGTCGTCACCCGATGACAGCCAGATCTTGACCATCGGCATCTCGAGGTCCTTGCTCGCGGCGACCATACCCTCATGCTGGCCGGTCATGACCGCTGCGTGCGTCTCCGTCCGGGCGATGGTCTCAGCGCGCCGCTTGTCGATACCCGAGTCCGTATCGCGGATGCGCGAAGCAATCGCCCGAGGTCCCTCATCCTCTGAGGCCCCGAGGGCGATGCTCGAGCTGATGCGCTCGCGCGTGGTGTCCGTGATCCCACCGACCTTAGCGGCTGCGTTTTGCTCGGCCTGCTTGAAGATTCTTAGTGAGAGCTCTTCCTGCGTGTCGAGCTTTCCCGACTGCCCGCGCAGGAGCTCGTCGGCTCGCTTCGCGCTCAGGCTCGCGGACTTCAGCCACTCGTTCTTCAGGATCCACTTCGTCCGTAGTTGGTGCCCCTTCAGCACTGGCTTCCAGTTCGGGTACGCTGCTGCTGCTTCCTTCCGCACTCGGCGGAGTTCCCTCTCCATGAGGTGCGCCATTGTCTTCGTGCGGAGGGTCACCACTCGCAGTTGCTGCTGCCCCTCCTGCTGTTGCCTGCGTGTAGGTGCTCGCCGCATACTCTATCTCCCGGTCCATAACGGTTCCACAACGCAGGCATCGACCGATGCCGTCGTCACGCTCGCAATTGCAGCAGGGGCAGCGCAGGAGCATCAGCGGCTGCGGCTCGCGGCTGCTGTGTGCTCTTTCTCCATACGGCGGTGCTCTCTGATAGCATCCTCGTGGTGACCGGCAGCGCTACGAGACCCGCCTATGCCAAGGTGCAAAGCTTGTGAAGCCTCGTGAGACGCAGCTGCCCTAGCGTGAGCCTTGGCCGCACGGGTGTGCTCTTCCGGTTTATCACTCATTTGCGCACGGAGGCTGACACGTTCAGCTTGTTTGCTGTACTCGTGAGATACCTGCGATGTACTACGAGCATCCCCGTAGGGAGCAGCCTCTTCCGCAGACGCAGCCACAGCCGCGTTGGCGTTACCACTAGCAGCCCCGCTCCCGGCACCGAACCGGCCACGCTCATCACGCGCTTGGTCAGGTGAGTACTTCCTCTCCAAATACTTGGAGTAGCAGTTGATGTTCTCAGTCATGGCTCTTGGTCTCCAGACGGTTGTCGGGTTTGGTACTAAGGAGCGCAACGGCCTCAGCCGAGCACTCCGTGAGGTTGGTGCCATCCCAGTGTAAGGTGACCGCTTCTCTGCCGTTGAGGTAGATGCGGACTATCTTAGCACCGGGCTGGCTGTCGAGGACGTCATCGACAGTCCAGCGGCAGGGGACGGGAACGATAGTGTGGGTCACGGAGCACCTACGTTCTTAGGGGGCGTGGGCGGCTTACCGCCGGGGGTGGGCTTGACTCCGGGCAGACCGGGCTTAACGCCAGGCATCGGAGGCGGCTCGGGCTTCTTGGTGGGCATCTTCTTGAGAGCAGCCATCAGGCCGGTGAGCGCCTCTTCACTGACCGCCGGGAAGGAGATGCGTATCATAGCCTCCGCAACCTCAACCGTGATCGCT